TAGAGAAACAGCGATTGCTATATTTGGACCACATCTCGAGAACGATAAGAACTTCCAATCTTTATCGTTGGTATAATTTGACTACCTTAGTAGCTTAGTGGTTAAAGCGGGAAATTCTAAACTTCTGACCGTGAGTTCGAATCTCACCTAAGGTACCAATATTAATAATTTAATGAGAAGCATGTAAAATGGTTTATAAAGATAGGGAAACTCAACTTCAAGCACAAAGAAATGCTTATCATGCAAGAAAAGATTACTTCCGCAATAAACAAAAAGATAGGAAGAGGATATTGAAGGAGTGGTTTCGGGAATTACTTTCAACTTTAAAATGTAGTAGATGTCCAGAAAGTGATCCATGTTGCTTTGATTTTCACCATTCTGACCCTTCGCAAAAAGAAGAAAAGATATCTGTAATGCTTCATAAAATTAGAACTAAAGAAGCTATTTTAGCAGAGATGGCTAAATGTGAAGTTTTATGTGCAAATTGTCATAGAAAGCACCACAATAAAGAAAGACAAGAAAACGCACTAACAGATCAGATGTTGTTAAAATAATGTTCGACGGTATACACGGTTATAAATTAGTTCTTTTGTTAGAAAAACTCGGCATCTATACGGGTGCCAAAGTTGTCCATTATTGGGAACCTTCCGAAGATCCAACTGGTCATGAAACCATTGGCATAATCTTTCACTAATATAGTATAATATAAGCAGCGCGGTGGAGTAATGGTAACTCGCGGGCCTCATAAGCCTGAGTTAAGGGTTCAATTCCCTTCTGCGCCACCATTTATATTGCGGGCTCAAAATGAAGATCAACATCATCGGTGACATCGCAGGCAGATACGACGAACTCATGCTTCTTCTAGCTAAGATGCCTGAAGCTGATCTCATAGTCTCAGTTGGTGACATGGTTGACCGTGGACCCAAATCCAAAGAAGTAATCGAATTCTTCATGACCAATCCTAAAGCTTATGCAATCTATGGCAATCACGAAGCTATGATGTATGAGCATTTGACCGGTCAGTCAAATTACGGCAACTGGGCTACGGGTAACGGCGGTGCAGCAACTCTTAGATCTTTCAACAATAACGTTCCACCAGAAGTAATCGAGTGGTTAAAGAATCTTCCTCTTGTTTATCAAAACGATGAGCTGATAGTTAGTCATGCCCCAATCACAACTAAGTTAATTGTTCCAGCCAATAAGTTTGGCAGAGAAGGTCACCACTTCATCTGGAATCGTTATCCACCAAAACGTCGCCAAGCTAAGTTTATGATCCATGGTCATAACTGGGAATATCATTCATACAAAGACCAAGATGGTGAATACGGTATCTGTATCGACAACTGTGCTGAAGATGTTCTCACTGGAATTCACTGGCCGACTAAAGAAATCTTCGAACAAGAATATTTGCCCTAATATTTATTTTTTCCACTTAAAATAAAAGTGCCATCTCGCGGGTATAAGTAATCTATGAATACACTCTAACTCTAGTCTATTCTTCTATCTATTCCCTTAACAATCCCCTAGACTAACTACGTCTGCGCTTGCGCAGACGTTAAATTTGCTTCGCAAATTTAAGATTAGATGAGAAGATGAGAAAGAGACTTTAATTCAGGAAACAGATACTGGGCACCCTAACCCCTTTTTAAATCCCTTGTGGTATAATAAATACAAGACTGCAGTTAGCGGTCGTATTAAATAACACTGAGGGTATCAGTATGGGTAAGAAATATGATTTCGTTGTTTTTATCGCTCGAATGCAGCCTCCCCACAAAGCTCACATCGCAAACATCACTAAAGCTCTGGATCTTGGCGAAAAAGTTATAGTCATTTTTGGCTCTGACAAATCAGCTAGGACCATTAAGAATCCATTTACGCTCGACCAACGTAAAGAAATGGTTCTTTCCTGTTTCGATCCTAAAGACCATTCTCGCTTCGAGTTCATCGGAGTTCGCGACTACTTCTACAACGACAACGTTTGGGTTACAGATGTTCAGCAACAAGTCAATCAACTAACTGAAGACGACAGCAAGATTGCCTTAGTCGGAACCTACAAAGACCACAGCTCCTACTATCTAGACCTCTTCCCGCAGTGGAAACGTGAGAGCCTAGACTCCAACTATCAAGAACTACATGCTACAGACATAAGAAACATGCTATTCGATGAATCTTTATCTGACGTCGAACTACGGAATGGTTTACTTCGCAAAGTTGATCTGGGAGTGTTTAGATGGCTTCTGGATTGGAAGAAGAATAGCGCGTTCTGCAAATCTTTGTCTGAAGAGTGGAAGTACATCAAGGACTACAAAGCTATGTGGGCACAAGCCCCCTTCCCAGTCATCTTTACTACGACTGATGCTGTGATCGTTAAGTCAGGTCACGTACTCATGATTCGTCGTAAGTTCAACCCAGGTAAAGGTTTATTGGCTTTGCCAGGTGGATTCTTGAAGCAAGATCTATCAATCATTGACTCAGCTCTCGAAGAAGTCAAAGAAGAAACTCGCATCCATTGCCATAAAGACGTTCTCAAGAAGAATGTTAAGGCTGAGAAAGTATTCGACCATCCTAATCGCTCTGAACGTGGTCGCACGGTAACTCATGCTTTTTATATTGAGTTACCTCCAGGTGGAGAACTTCCAAGAGTGAAAGGTGACGACGACGCTGAGCGAGCAGTTTGGATTCCAATCGCAGACCTGTTCGCAAAAGAGGGTGAGGTTTACGAAGACCATATCCATATCGTTTCTTACTTCGTAAGTAAGGCGCGTTGATATGATAATTTACATTATTAAAAACATAATCAATGATAAAGTTTACATAGGTCAAACTATAAATTCTATCGACAAACGTTGGAAACATCATATTTATCGATCTAATAGAAAAAATGATACTGCACTTTGTCGCGCTATCAATAAATATGGATCAGATAAATTTTATGTAGAAAAATTAGCCGAAGCTCTTTCTAAAGAAGAACTTAATTTATTGGAAATTAAATTTATAGAACAATATAACTGTATTGCGCCATTTGGTTACAATAGCACAACTGGAGGCCTTGGTGGTACCTTATCTCCAGATGCTTTAGCTAAAATGATAAAAAGTAGAACGGGTCAAAAGCTTTCTATTAAACATAAAGAGAAACTAAGTAGAGCTTTATTAAATAAATCAAAAACAAAAGAACACTCAATCAATATAGCAATTGCAAAAAGCAAACCTATTATTGATCAATATGGAAGAGTCTTTAGTTCTGTAAAAGAAGCAGGTTTAATTTTAAATTTGTTTCCACAAAATATTAGTAAAGTCTTAAAAGGTAAGAGAAAATCAACAGGTGGTTTTGTCTTTAAATATCAAGAAATAAATGGAGAATTAAAATGAACGATAACAATATTATTTTATTAACTGATTCGTATAAATGTTCTCACTATAAACAATATCCAAAGAAGACGAAATTTGTTTTCTCTTATTTGGAAAGTCGTTTGGGTGGAAAATTCAACAAGACTGTTTTCTTTGGACTGCAACGTTTGATCAAGAAACATCTTATGGGTCAGGTTGTGACTCTAGAGAAGATCAACGAAGCAGAAGAATTCTTCAACCAACATCTTGGACCTAACTCTTTTAACCGTGCAGGTTGGGAGCGAATTCTCTATGTTCATGGTGGACGTCTTCCAGTTCGTATCAAGGCAGTTGAAGAAGGAACAGTTGTTCCGACCGGAAACGTTTTGGTCACTGTTGAGAACACAGATCCAGAATGCTACTGGCTAACGAACTATATTGAAACTTTACTATTACATATCTGGTACCCTACAACTGTAGCTACCCTATCGCTTCACATGAAGGAGATCATCAATGAATTTCTCGTTAAGACTGGGACTCCTTCTCTTATTGATTTTAAGTTGCATGACTTTGGTTTTCGTGGAGTTTCAAGTGTTGAGTCAGCTGGTGTGGGAGGTGCAGCACACCTTATCAACTTCATGGGAACAGATACACTTGCAGGAATAAGTACGGCTCGTAAGTATTACGGGGCAACTATGCCTGGCTTCTCTATCGCTGCTTCAGAACATTCCACTATTACAAGTTGGGGACCAGAGTGCGAAGCAGAAGCTATGGAAAACATGTTGGACCAATATCCAGAAGGATTGGTCGCTTGCGTTTCTGATAGTTACGATATTATCAATGCATGCAAGAACATTTGGGGTTCTCAACTTAAAGAGAAAGTTCTCGCTCGTAAGGGAACCCTAGTTGTTCGCCCTGACTCTGGAGACCCTGTAAGTATGGTTCTTCAAGTTGTTCAAGCTTTAGAAGAAGCATTTGGAACAACTACAAATGAAAAAGGTTATAAGGTTCTTCCAGAACAGGTTCGTGTAATTCAAGGAGATGGTATCAATTATGAATCACTTCGTCTTATTCTTGAAAATCTTGCGAATCACGGTTACTCTGCAGACAATATTGCTTTTGGTTGCGGCGGCGCTCTGTTACAGCAGATGAATCGTGATACACTTCGCTTCGCTTTTAAATGTAGCTCGATCATAGTTGATGAAGAAACTCGCGACGTTTACAAACAACCAAGCTCTGATCCTACTAAGAACTCTAAACGTGGCAGACTTAAATTGACAAAAGAAGGTACTGTTCGTGAATCTGAAAATGGTATAGATCTTCTTAAGACTGTCTTTTTAGATGGTGAAATTCTCAACGACGTTAGTTTTGAACAAATTAGAACAAATGCAAAGAAGGGTTAATATGACAGAACCAGTATTAGAGCAAATTAAAGAACTTTCAGCAAAGTTGGATAAAGAAGCTTTTTGTATTGAAGTTGAAGTTTTAGATGGTGGAAAGTTACCAACTAAAGCTCATGCATCTGATGCTGGTTTTGATGTCTATGCTGCAGAGGATGTAGCTATTTATCCAGGACAGATCTACAAAGTTCCACTTAATATTCGAATGAAACTTCCAATGAATACATGGGCAGAAATTACCACTAAATCTGGCCTTGGTTCTAAAGGTCAGCTAGTTTATGCTGGAGTTATCGACGAAGCTTATCGTGGAATTCCACATGTTATTTGCACTAACCTTAGGATTATCGCTGGATTTGATGAAGATGGTATTCCATTAATGAATGTTGATCCAATTGTAATCAAGAAGGGTGAGAAGATCGCTCAAATGATTATGAATCCATACAGTAATAGATTTAGAATTGTGAAAGTTGATGCAGTCGACACTGCTACAGATCGTGGTGAAGGTGGGTTTGGTTCAAGTGGAAAATAACCCTCATCAAGAGTTAGCAGAAAATTTAGCAACCATTTTTATGGCAGACAATGGAGCTCATATTAAAACCGACATAACTGCTCAATATGATCCATTTATGCGTGCGGTCAATGGACATCGAGTAGTTACGTGCTGTAAAATCAGTTACTCTTATTCAACAATAATGAAATTAATAGATAGTGGAGTAATCAATAGTCGAAATTTTCGTCAAGATGCTTTTAATGCTTTTAAGTGGATTATTGATTGCAGACAACAATTTGACACATTTAGAATTCAAGAAGTAAATCAAATGGCGCAGATTTTTGACTCTGCATTTAGCTTAAGTATTATTTTAGTTGGTTCTGACTTAGATCAGATGGTTAAAGAAGTTAAAAATATCAACTATAAGAAATTTTCTTCAGAATTTGACTGTGAATTAGACGAACTATTGACCAATAAACAATAATTAATACTTAGTATAATCCAAGAGTAAAAACTAGAAGGAATAACTCTTGGACAATCTATCGACACTATTCAATACTACAGTTAGAATATCTGAAATGGACCCAATGAGCCCTGACTCAGTGTGGCCAGCTAATACAGAAGTAGTAATTACTCGTGTTCCAATTCGTAAACGGGATGGCTACGATGCTGAAAAGTTTGTAGAATTTGCTAAACGACTTAAAGCTACAATGGTTCCCAACGGTGTAGTATTCCTAATATGTTATGCACCTATTGAGGCTAAATGGCGACCATTTGAGATTGCTAAAGCTATGGTTGATCAAGGATTTAATCATGTTGATAATATCATTATGACAAAGACCTGGTTTCCAGGTAAGCGTTCAGAAGCTAATCTAGTTAACTCACACGAATATATTCTACACTTCTGTAACGGTGATATCTGGAAACTAGATCGCCTTCCAATTCGTCAGTATCTCAAAACAGATTCAGAGATCACATGTCCAGGTAACTCTTGGCAGATTCAGACTGGTTCACTAGACGAATCATATCCTTTAGACTTAGCAGAATTGCTTATCAGAATGACAGATATCTTGCCAGGATCCATCATCTTCGATCCTTATATGGGCAACACTTCTTCATTGAAGACTAGTCTTAAGTTAGGTCACAGTTTCTTTGGTTTTGAACAGGATTCTAAGCAACTTAAAAAGTACGAAAAGATAGTAAAAGAGTATAAAGACAAAAACGGTTTCTAAGGAAAATACATGTTATATCAAAAGAGCAGAGCCAAAAGTATCTTATCTGATAAGAAAAAGATTCGTGAGATCGTTGAGAAAACTCTCAATGATATGGCTACTATCGTAGGTGCAACTATGGGACCTGGTGGTCGTAACGTGATTCTTGATCGCGGAGACCTTTCGCCTTTGGTGACCAAAGATGGTGTTACTGTTGCTCGTCACTTAGGTGTTGAGAATGCAGAAGCTAACATCATCATCGATGCAGCTAAAGAGATTTGCTTAAATACTGCTAAGTCAGCTGGTGATGGAACTACAACAGCTATTGTATTAGCTAATGCTATTACTCAACATGGTCTTAAGTTCTTAGCTGAAAATCCAAAATATAACGCTCAACGTATGGTTAATGAGCTCAATGAGGCTTATAACGATATTATTGTTGAATTCTTAAAGCAACATGCTAAAAAAATTCAAACTGAACAAGAATTGATTGATGTAGCGACCATTTCTGCAAATGGAGATTATTCTATCGCTAAAGCTGCTGTTAAAGGTGTTCTTGCTGCTGGTGAGGACGGAACTGTTCTAGTAGAAGAATCCCAAGACTATGATATCAAAGTTGAGACAATGGATGGCTTTATTGTGACTTCCGGTCTTAAAGATTTGGGTCAATTTGCTACTGCTTTCATCAATGACCGGATTGGTCAGCAAGCTAAAATGGATAAAGGAATCGTATTCTTATACGACGGAACAATAAACGATCTTAAAGTTCCATCGATGATTCAAACTGCAGTAGAAGGGACAGATCTCTACGGTGCGCCAATCGTTATCTTTGCTCATGGCTTTGCTGATGTTGTTTTAGACAAGTGTGCAAAATCGACCAAAGGCGGATACACCATTGTTCCTGTAAAAACCCCAATGGGTGGTTATGCGAACTCTCGTACTATGTTCTTGTTTGATATGGCAGCTTATACTAGTGCAAAAGTTTATGACCCAGGAACAATTGACGCTGGCATTATGAATGAAGACGGTGAGCATGGCTTTGGAACATTTGAGACAGCTAAAATCAACATGTTCGAAGGTTTGATCAATTCCAATATCGTATCGGAAAACATTGAAGCTCGTGTTTCTGAATTGAAAGCAATTGCAGACGTAGCCCCTAGTGAACATGACAAAATGCATATCAAAGCTTCTATTGGTAAGTTAACTGGTGGAGTTTCCACTATCTGGGTAGGTGGTGGATCTGAACTAGAAGCTAGAGAAAAGAAGGGCCGCGTTGAAGATGCTGTTGAGGCTGTTAAGTCGGCAATCGCAGAAGGCATCGTTCCTGGTGGTTGTGCAATTCAGTTGGTTCTTTCAGATATTATTGCGAATCATCCAAAATATAAACAATCATGGTCGATCTTGGTTAACGCTCTTAAACACCCATTTACTGTTCTATTGTCGAACTGCGGTGAGAGCTTTGAAGAAGTTTGGCCTCAGTTAGAACAACATATCGTAGGTCGTAACACACCTCCGGTTGTGATCTTTGATGCTAATAACCATGAATTAGTGGATCCAATTAAGGCAGGAATTATTGAGCCTGCTAAAGTTGCTCGTGTTAGTATTGGTAATGCTTTATCAGTTACTTCATTACTGATCACATTAGGCGGGCTCGTTGTTGTTCCGCGTAATGCTGGTTTAGAAGCTCAATTAGATATGAGTAAACAAGCATTTAAAGATATGATGAGTGGTGATGGAGTTGGTCAAGAGTGAAAACTTGCACAAAATGTTTACAATCTAAAGATATAACCTCTTTTACAAAGAGAGTCAGATCTAAAGATGGATTAGATATGTGGTGTAAAACTTGTAAAAGCGATCACGAAAAGACAAGAAATTATGCTCCTAATTATGAAGGAACTAAAACTTGTACCAGTTGTTTAATTGAAAAACCTAAAGTTGATTTTGGAATAGATAAAAGAAAACAAGGTGGAATAGATACAAGATGTTTTTCTTGCAATGTTAAAAGATCTTATGCGACTGGAATTAAAAGAAAATATTCTATTACTAAAGAACAAGTTGATCAAATCAAATTAAAACAAAACAATTGCTGTGCAATTTGTAAGAATAAAGAAACTAGCAAAAAAGCAATAAATCTTAGTATAGATCATGATCATAGTTCTGGCAAAGTTAGAGGACTATTATGCAATAATTGCAATAATGGTTTGGGTAGATTTAAAGATGATTGTAATCTGTTGCAAGCTGCTATAGATTATCTAAAGGAACAACATGTTAACTAAATTATTAGAAAATCAATGGGTTCGTTACGTATTGGTGTTGATCGTAGGAATTGCGATTGGTGTGATCTTCTATCCTACTAAACATATTGAAGAAGAACTTACTCAAAAGTTTGAGCAAGAGAAATCTGTTCTTAAAGAGCGGAGCTCAAAATATGAAGCATCTATTGAAGAATACAAACACAAAGAATCTGAGTACAATGAAAAGATTAGCAGTTTAACTAATCAAGTAGTTCAGTTGCAGAGCAAAACAAAGACTGTTGTTCATGAAATCACTAAACCCGATGGAACTAAAGAAGTGACCCAAACTTCTGAATCAGAGACAAATTCCACGTCTTCCGTTTCTCAGCAAGTTGTTCAAGAGAAAGATCAAAAGATTAAGGAGTCTGAGGAAACTTTAGCTAAGACGAAGAATGAATTTCAACAGAAAGAGGCTGAGTATCAGAAACAGATCAGTGAGCTTTCTAAGAAGACCGTTACGGATGTTAATGCTAAAACCTTTGGTGCTGAAGTTGGTATAAACACCGATCAACAGCTTTACCTCCATGGAACACGATCACTATTTGGTCCTGTGTTTGTTGGGGTCCATGGTGAAGCCAATAAAGCTTTCGATAAAAAATCTCTTGGTATTGGTATAGGAATCAACTTCTAAATGCCTAAATATGTATTCAAATGCGAAACATGTCAATCGTCTAAAACTGCCTTTACGTCTTCAGATATAAAGGAGATAGCTTGTACTTGTGGTTCTCATATGGATCGTCAGATGCCTAACATATCAGGACAAAAAGTCTCAGAAGTAATCGATCCTTATACTAATACTAAACGAGATCAAAATCACAATGACTTGATTAAGGCTCGTCGAGATGATCATTACTGGAATGTAGAAGTAGAAAAACTTATTAAAACTCACTCTACAGCTACATGTCTCGAAAACGGTTGGCTTGTTTATAATGAAAAGGGTGAATTAGTTAAAGGTAAAGCACCCCATAAAAGATGAAAAATTTTTATTCTAAAAATAAAACATGTAATTTATGTCAAGTTAAGATTGCTAATCAAAATAAAACAAATATTTGTAGAAAATGTTACATTATAAAGTTTAAGAAAGACAAAAAGCAACACATCCAAGATTATTATAAAACTAAGTATCTTAACAATAAAGAACAAGTTATTAAAAATCATAGATATAAATATCAAACTGATATTCAGTATAAAATGAGAGATATTTTAAGATCTAGGTTAAAACACGTTTTAAAGGGTAAATTAAAGTCTGTTTCTGCAGTTAAAGATCTTGGTTGCTCCATAGAACAGCTAAAAACTTACTTAGAATCTTTATTTCAACCGGGTATGACCTGGGACAATTGGAGTCGTTATGGTTGGCATATTGATCATATTAAACCATTGTCAAGTTTTGACTTAACTGATCCAGAGCAACAAAAGAAAGCCTGTCATTACACAAATCTTCAACCTTTGTGGGCTGCCGAAAATCTCCGTAAATCCTGTAAAATAGATTCATGAAAATACAATACATACAAATCAATAATATTCTCAGCATTGAAGATGTAAACTTACCATTCCAGGACAATGGATTGGTTTTGTTTGAAGGTTGGAACTACGACGACGGTCGTGCTAATGGTGCGGGCAAGTCTGCAGTATTCAATGCAATCTCTTTTGCCTTATTCGATAAGATGCCAAGAAAGGTTTCTGTCTCAGAGATCGTTAGGCGTGGACAATCTAAGGGAAGTGCAGAATGTGCCGTTGATGTAAACGGTACGATTTGGAAAGTTATTCGTAGTCGTCCAAAAGGAGTTCAATTCTTTAAGGACGGTATCCAGGTTGACATCACTCAGACCGAGTGGGAACAAAATATCAAGTTAAACTACGATCAGTTCTTAATTTCGATGTACTGTTCTCAGTCAAACTCAACAAGATTCTTATCCTTAAATGATTCAGATAAGAAAGACTTTATTCTTCAATTGTTGGATCTAAATCGTTTTGCTGCCTTAAAGTTAAATGCAGATACTCAAGCGAAGCTGATCAACGTTAAGTTAACTACATTAAAAGACTCTAACAATAAAAACCAATCAAAGATCGACGCTTATACAGAGTCTATTATCGACGAATCTGCCTACTTATCTGAAATCAATAAGTTAGAAAATGAAATTGCAGAGCTCAATAAAGGAATCTTATCTTTTCAAGCTGTTGCAAAACCAGACATGTCTAAGTATTTTCAGATCGAGAAGCAAATCTCAGATAAAGAAAAAGATATTGCATCTGCTGAAACACATAGATCTATTTTATCTAACACTTATAGAAAACAATCTCAGAAGATAAGACCATTCTCAATGTCTTCAACATGTACAGAGTGTGGAGCTGAGTTAGATATTAAAGATGCTAAAGCGCATCACGAACGAGAGCAAGAAAAAGTTAAAGCAGAACTTCTGTCGATTAAAGAAGAGATGGATGGTTTTGATTCTAAGATTGCAAAGAAAAATGAAATCATAGATTTAAAGCAAAAGATCTATGAGAAGAAAACAAAAGAATCTGAAGATTACACAAATGCACAACGTTCAATCTCAGAGAGACAGCGTTTAGTTGATAACAAGACGACAAAGATCTCTGATCTCAATCGCGCTCTCGACAATAATCAAGTCTTAATCAGTAAGATTGATTCTCTAAAAGAGATCGTCTCGAGTCATAATATCGAGATTTCCGAAAATGTTAAGAATTATGAGTATTATAAAACACTTTCGAATATCTATTCTCCAACTGGAGCTCAGGCCTACGTTCTTGACACAGTAATCGATTCCTTCAATGAACTGATTCCTAACTATATTCAGTTGCTTTGGCCTACAGCTACATATGAATTGAAGACCTACAAAGAAACTTCTAAAGGTGATATCACTGCAAAGTTCTCTGAGTGCTTGACCATCAACGGCAAAGAAGTTTCGATTGGCAGTCTGTCTGGTGGTGAGATGAGGGCCATATCTTTATGTGTGGATTTTGCAATCATCGATATTATGAACAACTACTTCAATATTCGAATGAACCCTATCGTCCTAGACGAACCTTTCGAGGGATTGGATGCCGTAGGTAAGGAAATCGTAATTGAACTTCTACACAAGATCTCTGGAGATAAACAGATCATCGTGGTTGATCATGGTAGCGAATCTCAGACCTTATTTAGCAAAACTGTTCGTGTTGAAAAACGCAGTGGTCTCACAACACTTAAGTTCTGATATAATTTCTATATGGAAGAACTAATTAAAAAATTTCAAGATCTTGTTGACCTTATCAAGGCTGCCAATACTAGTGCCCCAGCAGGCCCTACCCATCCTCCATTGCCTAAGATCCAAGCTATTAGACATCCAAGTGCTGCTCCCGTAAAACCAACCAAAGCTCCTGGTATGAATCCAAACTCTAAGAAAGATCCAAAGAAGATCGCTGAGCAACTTAAAAATGGTGAAGCTCAGAAGATGAAGATGCCGCTGCTTAAAACTCATGCTAATGGTCAGTGGACCCTAGAAGAATAATTGGTATAAAGGATAGTATATGAACATACTATCTATTGACCCTGCAGCTAGTTCCGGCTACTGCGTCACACAAATCCCAGATGATAAATCAGAAGCAAAAATAATAACTTATGGTTTTATTGATGTTGATACTACTTCTGAGTTTCAGGGTGATCACTGTCTAGATTTAATGAGCAAAATCCAACTGTTAATCGCTAAGTATGACATTAAGCATGTAACTGTCGAAGATTATTTCTTTAGTCAACGATTTGCAAATGGCTCAAACGTTAACGCAGCTTATAGAACAAGTCTCCATATTCTCTGCCGATCACTTAAAATCGACTACACTATCCTCAATATCTCAGCATGGAAAAGCTTTGTGGCTGGCCGTTCTGTTCCCACCAAGGATCAGAAAAAGAAATGGGGTAAAGAAGCTGCTAAAAAATTATTCATACAGCAGGCCCTTTTTGAGCGCTGGGGCATGAGATTTCCCAACCATTCTATCTCTAACAACACTGGTAAGCCCATCCATTTCCGTTTCGACGTGGTTGACGCTATTGCTCAGACTGTTTATTACTGTTGCCTTTTGAACGGGGTAAAAAAGATCATACTGGATGTGCCTTTACCGGCAGATGTCCAATTCAAAAAAGCGAACAAGAAACAGTACGTCTATCCTTAAGAAAGGGAAGTTATGAGCAAGAAAGAAAAGAGCAGCAATCCAGGCGGCGTTCTCAGCAAGACCTTTATCGACAACAACAAAGACGTTAACGAAGATGAAGCAGGCGAACTCATTGTAAAAGCAGAACAAAAAATTCGTGAGATCGAGATGGAGCGTGCTGCAGACGAGAAATTGGCAGCGGCAAAGAACATCGTTAAAGATTTGAATTCTGGTTACAGCAGCGCTGTTAAATACGAGAAAGCAAAGATCCAATTCCTCCTTGAAAAGATCGCTGAAATCCAAGGCGACGAAGTAAACCCTCACTCTAGTTCGAGAGCGTGATAAAATACTATAATCTATAAGAGGATTATAATATGACATTAAAGCAAGACTATTTTGACGGTCTAACCGGGTTACACCAAAAACTCAAAGATGCTTTCGAAGCAGGGATCGCTTTCGTTGGTAGTGGTACTCAACAAGTTTCCAGCCTGGACCTTGGTGATCGTGACGGAACTGCTTTGGATCAAGTTGGTGCAGTTGCAGGATACTACTTTGATGTCTCCACTCCAGCTGACGGCTACCGTGTTTGGTTTAAAGTTGACACGGAAGTTGCTCCAAGCTCAAGCGGGCGCACACTTGTTCAGGTTGCGGTTCTTTCATCCGACACACGTGCGGAAGTTGCAGCTAAAATTCAAACGACACTGCTACAGTTACCTAACCTACCTTTCGAAGTTGAAATGGTTGGAGACTCGCTCTTGATCACGAACCTGACAGCAGGTTCTGCTCCTGGGATCGCTTTGGGAACTTTAGGCGGCACTGCAGTTGTTGACACAATCACTTCTGGTGTTGGCGCAACTGGTAGCTATGTAACTCTTCAAAACGAATTGAAGAATAACGCAGCTCAAGGTAAGACTAAATTTACAGTTTCTTTAACTCCAACTGCTGGAATCAACAGTGCATACCTTCGCCAAAACAACGGCGACAACCTCTTGAAGAAAGCTTACTTTGCTGGAATTCAACAAGGTTTGGCAAGTGCAGATATCTACAACTACGAATGTGCACTGGTTCTGAATTTGAGTGATAACTCTGCTACTAAAGTAGACTTCAATTTCAATTTCCAAACAACCTAATCCTCACCGCTCCTCATTACTAAACGAGATCCCTTGGGTCTCGTTTTTTATTTGTATAATTCCATCAAATTAGATTGGAACAATACATGACTATTATTGCAGACAAAATCAACTATCTCTGGCTGGATACTGAAACTACGGGTCTTGACCCAACGTTGAACGACGTTATTCAGTTAGCTTGTATAGCTGTAGTAAATGGTAATGAATATCCACAAACATTCAATGAGTTCTGTCAACCGTTTGACTACAAAACTGTAGACGATAAGGCATTAGAGATCAACCATGTTAGCATGGCTCAATTGAAAACATTCCAACAGCCAACTCAAATGGTTGAGAATTTTGTTCGTTTCGCAAAACAATTCAATGTTAAGTTTACTATCGCTGGTTATAACGCTGATTTCGATAAGAACTTTATTTCTAGTTTGTTTAGAAAAGCAGGACGAGATAAAGATTTTAACGCTATTTTTAATAGCGACATTCGTGATGTTTATAAACGCGTTAAGGTTCTCAAAGATAAGATCCCCACCCAGAACCTAAAATTAGGAACACTATGTCAACACTTTGGCATTACGATCAAGGCTCACGACGCACTATCAGATATTTCTGCTACTATTAAATTAGATAAAATTGTGTCTGAAATGTTGGGAGACATAGAAGTCTATGATTCAATCGTAGACCACAAAGTTGATTCCTCACTCTCATTAAGAGAACCGGTTCAGTTACATATGCATTCTAAATATAGTTATTTAGATTCTGTTAACTCTATTGAAGAGATTGCTGAATGGTGCATTAAGAACAATGTTAAAGGATTTGCGTGTGCTGATCACACCATGGCTGCATCTTTATATGATGTTATTAGAATGCCAGATGTAATCAAGAGCATTAACAAAGAAAATAAAACTGAATATCCAATTGATGCGGTAACTGCAATTCCAGCATTTGGCTTGTATGTAAGTGATGGCGATCATAAGTTTCACTTAAATGCTTGGGCAATCAATAATGAAGGTTATTCTAACTTAATTAAATTGGCATCTGACGGATGGAAATATAAAATAGAAGTATCAGATGTAGAGCTTCCGATTGTTCCATTAGAGCAGGTGTTTCAAAATTCAAGCGGTTTGGTGTTTGGAGTTCCAGGTATTAATGGACCTGCGACCGCTTTCATTATTAAAAAACAAATGAAAGAACTAGAAGAACTTATCGTTAAGTTGTCTTCTAAATTAGACATTAGATTAGAATTGGCTGCCTTGGATGTATTTAAGTATTTTGATTCTAGCATTGGATTCATGAGTTATCCAGTGAAAGAAGGTAATATGCAAAAGATGATCAATAAGATCTTTTACCTTCTTCATAAGAAACACAACATCAAGTTAGTACCAGTATCAGACTCCCATTTTCTTAACCCTAATGATAAGATTCTTCAAGACTGTGTTAGTAAAAACTCATTCAAAGATCATCGATACTTCTTTGAATCTAGACATCAATTGACATCTAATGAGATGTATACCATCTTAAAAGCCCATATTGGAAGTGAGTTTACAACTGAATTTTATGAATCTTTAGTCGATAACACTTATGAAATCTTAGAGGCATCTAAGTCTATCAAGGTGAAACACGAATTCCACCTACCCAAAGTACTGGTTCCTGAACATATTGCAAAGCAAACTTCAGACTATAACGAACAGACAAAACTTATTTTGATGGAAAAGATCAAGGAGCATGGTCGTTGGATTGATGCGCCGCAGTATATAGAGCGTTTTCATAAAGAGTTAGATGTTATTATGTACAACACTACATTAAACTTTATGCCATATTTTTTAATGTATGAAGACATTTGTGCCTATGTTCGTTCTAAAAATCTTATGCAAAATCTAGCTCGTGGTTCTGCTGGTGGTTCTTTGTTGTCTTACTACTTAAAAATCATTCATATTGATCCGGTAGCAACAAACTTGCCATTTGAACGCTTCTTATCTCATGCTCGAATTCGCGCAGGCTCATTTCCTGACATTGACTTGGACCTAGCCGATGAGGCAAGGCCGCATGTTATTAAATATCTTCAAGATAAATATGGAAGTGGATTTGCGCAGATCTCCACTTTTAACAAAATGAAAACTAAAAATGCTATTAAAGATGCAATGTATGCTCTTTATGGTCGTAACCGCAATGATCCAGAAGTCAAAGTAGTCTGCAACTCAATCCCTGATTCACCTCAAGGTGTTGATGAGTGGGATTTCTTGTATGGCTACACTGACCAAGAAGGTGTTGATCATAAAGGGCAAGTTCAAGAAAATCAGATCTTAGCTAACTTCTTCACTCAAAGACCTGAGATTGAAGACATGGTTAAAAAAATGATTGGCTTTATTCGTGGATGGTCTCGTCACGCATCTGCTTTCATCATCTCAACATTAGATCTTCCAAATGAACGTTTGCCTACAATGGTTATGACTGACCAACATGTAGGCGATATTCGTGTTAGTCAATATAATGGTGCAATGGTTGAAAAAACAGGTCTAGTTAAAGCTGATATTTTAGGTATCAAAACGCTCACCATGGCATCTGATTGCATTGAATTAATTAAGAAAAACCATGGTATTAACTTCTTAGAAGAAGATAAAGGTGTTCCGCTTATTTACCGACTTCCAGATAAAGATAAAGGTGTGTTCTCAGACTTTTATAAAAAGAATACAGATTCATCATTCCAATTCAATACTCCCTTGATTAAGGGGTATGCTAAAGAATTTGCTCCACTGAGTAAGGCAGATTTAGCTGCTATGACAGCTTTATGTCGTCCAGGTGCATTAGATGCCCCCTTAGGTTTTAATGCAGTGGTTGTAGTAGAATATGAAGATGGTTCTACACAAGAGTTTCCAAAAGAGGAATATGAAAAATGGCTAAAAAGGTTGACTCAACAATTATAAATAATGCAATAGATTATTTTTTAAATAACAATGTTCGCTTCATAGATGTTGCTAATATTTTTGGAATTAGTACTAGCACGCTTTCTCAACATCTAAAAAAGAAAAATATAAAAGTAGACTCTCAGAGAACTAGAAGAGGAAAAGATTCTTGGAATAAGGGAAAAACAAAAGAGTCTGATTGTAGAGTTGCTGCTGGCGCAAAAAACTTATCAAGTAAAAAAGTAAAAAGCGGTTTAAGATCAGGTTATGCAACTGTTTATTGTTTGGAGTTAAAAAAAAGAGTTAAACTTCATGACTATGTTTGGTATCAAAATACTGGATATTGGCCAAATGGCAAAAATAACGAACAAATTCATCACATAGATGGAGATAAAGCAAATAATAGTTTTGATAATCTTTTACTAACCAATGCAGAAGAGCACTCTAAAATTCATAAGCAGTATGAAGAGGTTTTTTACAGACTTTTAAAAGAAAATTTAGTAAAATTCGATAAAGAAAAAAGGGGAATAGATTGGCAGAACTTAGAAGAATCGATAAAAAAATTAAAAGCGTAACTATCAAACCAATATACGATACGACCGCTGCTAAATATTATATGGATGTAAAGAACGGCATTAAAGATGTTCAGTATCTTCACGAAGATTTGCGCCCTATATTGAAGGAAACTTATGGAGTCTTCACTTACCAAGAACAAGTAATGACATTCCTGGTGGATATTGCAGGCTACTCTTGGGAAGAAGCGGATGTTATCCGTGGTGCTATTGCTAAAAAGAAGCATGAAGTAATAATGGCCACTTTTGACAAGATTCGTAAGTCTTGTCAGGAGCGTGGTTGGAGTAAAGATGCTATCGAGACTGTATGTCAGCAGATCCAAGCATTCTCTCGTTATTCGTTTAACCGCAGCCACTCATTTGCCTACGGTGAACTAGGATATATTACTCTATACTTGAAACATCACTTTCCCCTTGAGTGGTGGTGTTCTGTACTCAACAATGAAGATAACTCAGATAAAGTTCGTAGTTATGTAGTCCTTTTATCAGACAAGATTTCACCACCCAGCCTTAAGAATCCTCAAAAAATTTGGACCATTAAAGATGGTAAGTTGGTTACACCAGTGTCGGCACTGAAAGGGGTTGGACCTTCTGTGGTTAACGAGTTGGCGCTTAAAGCTCCATTTGCAAATTTGGAAGACTTTATGAAGCGCATTGATCACACTCGTGTCAATATTGGTGCCATGTCTATTTTGATTAAGTCTAGAACAGCAGACGATATCATGGACCAATCTATTCCTGATTATATTGAACGTAAAAAAGCATTTATGGACAAGTATTGTTCTTTAAAAAGAACAAAGACTGTATTTAAGCCAGAAATGTACACAACAGACTATTTGCAAATGTTCTTAGATGAAAAAGATACAAATGATGCTTTTAATAAAAATCTTCTTTCTACTCCAGAGATATTAAATATTATTACATCTAAGTGGAAAGGACTTAAAGTAAGTGGTTCCAAAAGCATTCCACTTACTTTAGGGGATGATGAAGATCGTGTATATGTTATATCTGATATTAGCACTGGTTTAAATATGTTAAATAACTCTCTAATGAAAAAAGATAAGAAATTTGCTATGATTGCTCTATTTCAAGAATCTTCGTATGCAAGTGGATTTTCAAAGAAGAGTGGTAAACCATGGCAAAAATTATCTGTAACTGTATCTGATGGATTCAACACCATGGAAGCAGTTTGGTGGGATAGAACTAAACCTTTGCGCTTTAAGAAAGATTCTCTTGTATATATTCAGGGTGAATTTACTGCAGGTTGGAAAACACCACTATCTATGACCATTAAAGAAGTCGTATTGGTAGAATAATTTAAGGGAGAAAATATGAGTACAAAGTTTGTTTCAGTTAAAGAAGAGCCAAAAGATCTACCAAAGGATACTTTTGTTATTAAGCCACCTGATTTCTTGCAAGAGATTCATGAAAATCGAGGTCGTGAACCTCGTGGTGGATTAACAGCCGTTAATCATCTTCGTGCAATTGTTCATTCTATTGGTTCTCGCTATGATGAAACACTAACTGAATTTAGTGTTCGTCCAACTTTATATGAAGGTCGTCGCTATAACTCTAATGAAGAGTTGGCTGCTATTGTCACTGAAATGCTTAAAACCCAATTTCCTAAAATCTTTGATAGCTACCTTGAATTCCAAATCAAAAATCGTCCTCGTAATACTAAGTTGATCTATGTAGTTGGTGATCACTTAAATGAAACCGCTTTCTATCGTAACGGTATTGACCACCTTGATCCAAAAGATATCGAAGTTTTCTTAGGTTTAAAGCCTAAAAAAGTAGTTGGTAAACCTGCTGTAACCAATGAAGAATCTAATCAGTCTGACCAATAATTGGTATCCCCGGTATAAAATTAAACAGAGTTCGTGGTATAATAAAGATGCCAATAATGGCCATTAATTATCTTTGGAGAATGTTCTATGAGTAAGATTACGATCAATACCGATTCACTTAAGTCTCGTCGTGAATGGAAACGTCATAAAGTAAAAGATGGAAATAACATCTTTCGCATCTTGCCTCCCTTCGGTGAAAATTCTAACGGTTACCCTTATCGCAAATGGCAAATTATCTGGGGTTTAAAGAACCCAGAAGATGGTCGTATGCGTCCATATGCGTCGTCGTTAACATCTGAAAAACGTTGCCCTGTTGCTGAGTACACAAAAGAACTCAAAGACAAGTATGAAGTTTTAAAAGCTAAGCTTCAAGCAGCCGGTAAATCAGAAGACGACATTAAGGAACAGTTGGGTGCATTGCAAAAATTAGCAATGGATCTATCGCCTAAAACAGTCTATATCTACAATGCAGTAGATAAGTCTGGTGAAATCGGCCTTCTTGAGCTTAAATCGACTGCTCATAAAAAGATGAAAGCTGAAATGTTGGATTATATCCAGGTTTACAACCAAGACCCTACTTCTCTTAACGGTGAAGATGATGATTCTGGTGTGTGGTTCAATGTAACTCGTTCTGGTTTAGGTCGCGACACAACTTACGACGTTAAAAAATGTCAAAATCGTGTCAAGAATCCTACAACCGGCAAACTATCCTTTGAAGATGATCGTTCGCCATTACCAGATAATGTTGTTTCTAATTTTAGCAGTTCTGCATATGATCTATCGTCTGTTTATCAAATCAAATCTTATGATGAATTAGCTGAAATCTTAGAAGCTAATATGGCAGATCTCATCGATCTTTGTCCTCATGCTGATTTGTCAGGTGCTGTTCAGGCTCCAGCTCCACAAGCTAAAACTGCGCCAGCTGCTGTTAAACCCTCAGCAAAGGTTGCACTTAAGATTCAAGATGACACAGATGATGAAGAAGATGAAGAAGAGATTGCTCCAACGCCACGCAAAGCTTCATTACCTACTCGTGCCAAAAACTTAGAAAATGATGATTTTCTTGCACAAGCTGAAAGTTTATTAAACTCATAAGAGGTTCAACATGCGGGACACGTTACAGAATGTTGATGTAACGTCGCTTGTTGATTACCTTGAAAGGGTAAAAGACATCGACAGCATCAGTAAAATGCAAGCCCCAACTTATCTTCGTTACTTTATTGAAGGACAGGATGTCGCTGGGGTTATGCTTGCTAGAGCAGTTCAACAAGATCTTAAAGCAAAATCACGCCTTGATCAAGCAAAGTCAATTGCTTTCCTTGATAAGGCATCTGATTACCTAAAAGAAAAAGGCCTTAAAGATTCTCAAGGAATGAGAGAGATGTATGTAGCTCTTGATGAAGATGTCATAGCTGCTACAGATGAAAAAGCAAGAACAGAAGCAATGGTTGCCTTATTGAAGAATAAATTATCAGTTCTTCGTCAGAGCCATGATTCATTGAAGAAAATTATTTATGGTGATAATAGTTTAACAAATTATGAGGGGATGTAATATGAAAGTTAAATTCACAAGAGCAAGTAAAAACGATAAAACACTAGTAACAGTAAGATTGAGTCAGCTACCTTATGATATTGTAGGTGGCGAACCTATTTCTAAAGGCGATCATATTAAGTTGTCTGTGGATGGCGTGGTTACAGTATTCGTAGTCAATCGTCTTGATAAAAATGGTAACCCAATTACCGCCGCAACACACGCATTCCCACGGACATGCCGCTTACCTCGAGTTGGTAAACCGGTATATGCAGAAGTTTCTTACCCTTTTTAATAGGTGATCAATATGGCTGCTAATAAATGGATGTCTAAATTAACTAGCGATTTCGGTAAGATTTCGTCCAGTATTGAGTCACCAAAAGAAAATGTAATTCAACTTACTTCACCTTCATTCAATTGGAGTACAGGAACAAATGGTGTACCTGTTGGTAAAGCTGTTTGTTTCTACGGTGGTGAAAACTCAGGTAAGAGTCTTTTGATGCAGTTGCTATTTGTAGAAATTCAACGCAAAGATCCAGAAGCTATTTGCATTCTGTTTGATGCGGAATTCTCTCATAATCCAGATTGGTTCCGCAAATTAGGCGGAGACCCTGATCGTTTAGTTGTTCGTCAAACAAATGATCCACTTAAAATCTTTGATTATATCTGGGGCGAAATGCTTGAAATGATCCAAGAAGGTGCTCCAATCAAAGCTATTGGAATTGATTCCGTTCATGCTATCCTTTATCCAAAGGATGTTAAGGAAGAATCGACTAAGATGACGATGGGTGGCGGTGGTGCTAGCTATCTTGGCAGTGCACTTAAACGTGTTCTTCCAGTAATTCGTGACCACAATATCACAACTCTTATGGTTCAGCAGGTTTACGAAGAACTTGACCCAATGAAAGCTCTTAAAAATCCATATAAGGTTCCAGATGGCCGTGCATTAAAACACTTCTGTGACTTGATGATTCAAGTGGATCGTCTTGATACTAAAGCCGGCGTTGTTGAATCTGGTGAAACTATTGCTGGTGGTGCTCAACAAGTTGGCCATAAGATTCGTCTTCGCAATAAGAAGAATCGTGTTGGCTCACCATATCGTGTAGCTCAATTCACGTTGGATTATGAAAAAGGTATCATTAATACAGAAGAAGAGGCTTTTGAATTAGGAAAATCATTGGGTGTTGTATATCATCCAATTAATCCAGCTACAGGTAAAGCTAATGCTCAAATGTGGCAATTTAAAAATTATCCAGCCGTTCGTGGTGAAGATAATATGAAAACTTGGTTCAAAAGTAATAAACAATATGTAACTGAACTAATCGATGCATGTAATGGTGCATCAGATGATGCAATCAAAGCTCGTAGTGAGTTGTTAGAGCAAGAGCAAGCTTCTAATACGGTGGATTTGGAGGATCTTTAAGATGTCGAAGAAACTAAGACCAATGGGAAAAATTCTATTAGATTTAGAAGAAATACTATTGGAAATGGTTGATTCACATGATCTCCAACATGGAGACATCTTAAATCTTGTTAATGGTTATTTAGAAGTCCACTGTCCGGATGCAAAAGAACAGTACACTGACGGTGGACAACCAACTTTCTACTATGGTCCTAAAGAAAACAAATGATCTATAATAAATCAGAACTACTGTTTACACAAGATGAATCCTATATTGCAGATAGTTTAGTCGATTTAGTAGCAACAACTGCCAATTATCGTCAAGAGCAAGTTATGCTTAAGACAGGACAAGCTGCAGACCTACTAATCCTTTCACCTAAACTTTATGTGATGTTACATAAAGCTTTTTCATCTACGCGTCGTTATGCGGTTCACGTGCAAAATAATTCAGCGCAATATTTGTCTGTTTATGGACCTTGCGGTCAAATGATGCTTCACATGGATAATCGTTTTAAAAACATTCTAATGGCAACAAATAAACAGATTTTTGATGTTTGGTTAGAGACAGAAGCTTTTACTGATCAACATAAAGAGCTTATTTCTGATAATTATTTGTATAAGATAGTAGATCAAGCGTTTGAGGATATTGTTTTAGGAGAGTAAATGCTTAACAAAGACATTAAGAGTAAACTCTATCCATTATCTTGTGAAGAAATCAATGTAGCAGTGTCAAAATTAATGGAAGAGTCTTGGGCTAGTCAAGATGGCCGATTGACTGATCAAGGCATTGAACTGTTGATGTTTTCTAAACAACTATCTATTGAAAAGAAAAACTACGAACGTGTTTGTTCTTTCATGCAAAAGCAGCATAAAGATTTAATTAAAGATATTAAAAGCGTTAAGTACGTTGAACCTGTATATAAGTATTGTGGCTGCTGTAAAGAAGAAGATGAATATTATTTAGTATATTTAAAAACTTTAAATGTTCTGCATTTTGATAGCTATGGCTATCTAGTGGGAACAGACGTTACACCTGAACCAGAATTTGAGTGGTTAAAATGAGCAAAATATTCTTTAGTTCTGATCATCATTTCTATCACTTCAATGTGATTCGTTATAGTGGTAGACCATACGAAACAGTAGAAGAAATGAACGAGGCTTTGGTCGCTAACTGGAATAGTGTAGTTGGACCAGATGATATCGTCTATTATTTGGGTGACTTTAGTCTAGCTTTTAGAGCAGTGGAAGTATTCTCTTCTCGCTTGAATGGAATAAAATACCTAGTTCCTGGCAATCACGATTGGTGCCACACTTACAATAAGAAAGCTAGAGATCCAGAGAAGTGTGCTCATTGGATTGAAAAATATAAAGAACATGGCTGGAACGTCCTTCCTATGCAAACCACATTAGAGATTGAAGGGGTTGGGACAGTTAATATGTGCCATCACCCATACACAATTCAAGCTCCTTATGATGATAAGTATGAGAAATGGCGTCCACATAATGATGGTAAATGGCTGATTTGTGGACATGTTCATGAGACATGGAAAATCAAAGATCGTATGATAAATGTAGGGGTCGATGTGTTTAATCAAACACCTGTCTCATTAGATGAGATAAAGAAAATAATTTTAGGTTCAGAATGAAGACTTCGATAAATGAATCGTATTTTAAAAAAATAACATCACCAACTCAAGCATATTTGTTTGGTTTGATGTGGGCAGATGGCTGTATATCTGGCAATAGATTATCTATAGGGTTAAAATCTTCTGATGCAGAATTATTAGAAATTGCTAGTCAAGAAATTGGCAATGTCATTAAGCATAGAAAAAGATACGACAAGAGAACTGATAAAAACTATTTTGTTTCAGAGTGGTATGTTAATTCTGAAAAAATTGTCAAAGACATTAAGTCTTTAGGTTTTAGAAAAAAACCCAAGTTTGCAAAAAAATGGTTTCCATGGTTTTTATTAGGTTTTTTTGATGGCGATGGTAATGTTCATTTAACAAAGAGTGGTCATGTTCAGGTTTGTTTTGCTGCACCAAAAAATCATGATTGGGAATGGTTTTATAATGCTGTTAAGACACTTGGTAAGTTTGAATTTACAGAAATTCATAGAACTGGCAAAGATGGACATAGTGGTTCTGATTTAAGAATATTTGGTTTAGAAGCTTTAAAATTGTTAGACAAAATTCAACAAGGCAATTTAGGTTTAAGTAGAAAACGATCTATTTATTTAAAAGCAAAAGAAATTTATAAAAATAAAAGAATTATGCCAATACGACGAACAAAAACAAGAGTTGTGCGATGAACATTTTATTTATTGGTGACAATCATATAAAAATTACTAAGTTTGAGCTCGGACTCCAATTTCTTAATTGGATCACGGATGTTATTAAAAAAGAAAAACCAGATTTAGTTGTTAATTTGGGCGATGCTTTTGATACTCATGCAGTGGTCAGATCAGAAGTAATGTCTGAGTTTACAAAACACATGTATGAATGTATTAAGGTTTGTCCATATGTTTATTTGTTGGGTAATCACGATATGTATCGTCCCAATGATGCCAAATATCACGCTCTATCCCACCTAAAAGGCAAGATCCCTGGATTATCGATAGTGGATACTATTCAGGACATAGATGGTATTACTTATGTTCCATATCAAGTCAATCACGAAACGTTCCCAGCAGAGACCCAAAAGATCTGTGTTGCACATCAGACTTTTAAAGGCGCAGACTTCGGCGATATCACGACACAGGATGGCGTAGATCAATCATCTACAAATGCAGAAATCATCATTTCTGGACACATTCACAAAAGACAGGTCCTAGATAGGGTCATTTATCCAGGATCACCATTCTCACAGAGTGCAAACGATATTGATCAATATAAGGGCGTGATGCGTTTCAATACAGAAACATATCAGTACTCCTTCATAGAGAGTCCCATGCCACGTTGGCGTAGCATGGCTTTTGAAGTTACACCTGCTTTTACATGTAACGATATTCTTTCATCGATGAAAGATGAATTAACTGATACTGACCATTGGGTTGTTGAATTGACAGGCCCCAAAGCAGAACTCAGTTCTTTTATTGAATCTAAGCAGGTTGCAGCAATTACTAAGAATAAAGATGTTAAATTTAAGCCTGTTTTTACAGATAAAGAAAAGAAGACTGTATCCATTAAATCTTCTATGTCAATTCAAGACATTATTAAAGAGTATATTTATAAAGTGTACGATGGTTCTTTAAATAAGGATGAACTTAACTCTAAATCTTTAGAATTATTAAGTAATTTAAACAAATAAGATTATAGCTTTAATACTGGTATAATTAACTTATGGTGGAAACTATGGACCAAGATAAAATAGCCGAACTCATGGATCAAGAACGTTGGTTATTGAACAACGGCTTGATTACTGATTCTGTAAAGAATCAGCTGTTCTTTTATGGTAGCTTGATACATAAAGACACTAGGGCTCTTAAGGTTGATATTAATCTTGAGAAGAAGTTGGTTGAATATGAGATCTTTTTGGATAAAGAAGTTATCGATAAGATTGAACTTTATCAACGTCTTCAAAAGAGGACAGATTTGATTGGTATGTGGCGCTTTCGTCGCATGTTAAAAAAGGAAAGTAATTTGAACTTTAATAGCATTATCAATAAGTTTGTTAAAGATTATTGTGGACCAAAGTGGTCTGCAACGGTAAAAGTAACAGATTCAAGTCTGTACTTAGATGGAGATGAAAGTGCAACAGCTGGAGACGGTTGGTCTTTTGATCAACAGTCTGACAAAAGATGAAGATTTAAGACAAGAGCTTTGGGTACATTACCTAGATACCAACTCTGTTGACTCGCTGTCGAACCACCTCCAAAAACTTTCCCTCGAAAGCAAAGAAATCGAAAATTTTAAAGCTAACGCTTGGTATTTAATGAATAAATATCATTCTCAGCAATTATCTGATATTATTGAAACTTTTACAGAGTTCGAGAAGAGTGTTGTTTGTCTCGTTATGTTGGGTTTTGATATCAATAAGATAGCTAAAATAAAAGGTATATCTGAAGTCCGTATTAGGCAGACTATGTTAAACATTAGGTATAATCCTAGCTGGAGGATATATCACAATGCTGAAGACGAAGTTCACCGAAGATGAAAAGTTTGGTCTAAGCGACGAACACATCAAGATCGGAACTAAGTACCTTAGAAAGAATAAAACAGCTGGCGCTCTCAAAGATTTAGAAGCTGCAAAATTATTCGAGTTATATCTGCTAGGTGAATCGATCGAAAAGATCGCAAACCAATTTCCTGAATATGAGTTAGGTCAGATCATCTTAACGGCGGCGCTCCGTAAATGGGGCAAAGACCGCGAGAAGATGACATATACTCTTCAAGAGCGCGTTCGTGCTAAAGTTGTAAAATCTGTGATTGATCAAGTTGACTTTCTAACGACCATGTTGTCTGTTAATAATGCAGAACATATGGAAGCTATGGTTAAATATATTCGTGACCCAATTAATAATCCAAAACCTGATTTAAGAATTGGCAATATCAAAGAATATAAAGATGTTGTTGAGACTCTCCATAAGATTGTTTCTGGTGCTACCCCATCTGGCAGTCCAAAAGATGGAAAACCAAAACAATCACCACTATTTGAATCCTTAGCTCCTCCACAAAAACAATTAAAGAAACCAACAGTTGAAGAGCCAGAAGATGTTAATATCATCGATGTAGTGGATTAAATTGATTTTGAATATGATATAATCTAAACATGGCAATAATTTTAGAAAAATACATTACAGTTAAATTAAATGCTTCAGATAGAAAAACTATGAAGAGCTTAACTAAGTATTTACATATTTGTGATTCTTGTGGTGAAGAACGTGGTTATTTTATAAAAACATTTGACAAAGTTACTAAAAATAAAGGATTATGTCGCTCTTGTGCGGCTAAATTGTTGCCTGCAAAAACCACAGAAACTAGAGAAAAAATATCAAAAGCCAGAACTGGTAAACCCACTTGGACTGGCGGTAAACACACAGAAAAATCATTAGAAAAAATGAGAAATTCTGCCAAAAACAGAATAAGAAAAATAAATAATTATTCACATGAAGAAGAAACAAAGCAAAAAATATCATGTACTCGTAGAAAAATAAACTTAATTGACTTTGATGGCTTTTTAACTGAAGAAGACGAAAAGCAAAGAACATTGTTTAAATATCAAGGATTGCATTGGCAGTGCTTTGAAAAAGCTAACTATATGTGTGATTGTTGTTTTCAAAAAAGATCGACTGATGTTATATTAAATGCTCATCATTTAGATGGTTGGAACTGGGCCATTGATAAAAGATTTGATATTTCTAATTTAGTCACCTTATGTGAGCGCTGTCATGAGGAATTTCATAATGTTTATGGTAAAGGCAATAACACTAAAGAGCAATATGAGGTTTTTAAGTGGCAAAAGCAACAAAAGTAAAATTAACACGAGAACAAGAAACAAAACTTTTATTAAAACCATGTAAAAGTAGAGCAGAAGTTAAAGCCTGGATACGTCATTTTTTGAATTTGGAATTACCGGACGTCACAGTATCTCGTTATAGCGATACAAACCCTTTGGATGTTATCTATGAAGTTTATGATATTTGCGTAAACAAAAACAACCCTGAAAAAATTCAAGAACTTCTCTTTGTGGCTGGTCGTGGTTCTGGTAAGACGTTGGGTATGGCGATTGCCGAACTTATGGTTCTTTTGCACGATAAGCGAGACGTAGTTCACGTTGGTGCTATTCAAAACCAGGCTGAACGTTGCTATGCTTATCAAAAGAACTTTTTGTTTAATAAGAAATTAAAACCTTTAGTGATGCCACCTGATATCCCAGAAGAGAAGCGCATCGCTGAAAAACTTAACATGTCTAAGTCATCGTTCAACATCGATGGCGAGAAGATAACACTCGAAGTACTCCCTTGTACACTTAAAGCATGTAATGGTCCTCACGTTCCACTGGTTGTAGTGGATGAGATTGATACGGTTTCTGGTGAAGGTGTTAAGGCCTTTAAAGAAATCTCAGGTATGCTTGACTCGAAGGGTGGTAAGAAAGCTCTTCGTGTAGGTATTTCAACTCGTAAATCTCGCTATGGTCTGATGAATAAACAGATTGAAAATGCCGATAAAGAAGGCCGCACTGTTCGTCGTTGGACGGCTTTTGAATTTAGTGAGCGCTGTGGTGATGATCGTTCTGGAACTAAGGAAATTGATTTATATGTTAATCAAGAAAGTATGGACGTTCTAACTAAAGAAGAATTTGATAAAAAAGACAAAATTAAGCAAAAAGAATTTCTTCATCACAAAGGATTTGAAGGTTGTGCTAAGTGCCCTCTCTTTTCAATCTGTCTGACTGATGCGAAGAAACAAGTTTCTAAGTCGCCGATGTTGAAACCATTAGATGAAATGATCCAAAAAGTAAGAGCAGAGGGTCCTGACTGGGCTTTGGCTCAGCTCATGAATCTTAAGCCTTCTGTTGAAGGAATTATCTTCCGTGAATTTGAAGAAAGAGTTCACGTTCGTAGTTGGAACCAGATGTGGCTATCACTCACAGGCAAAGAATTTCCAGGTGAGTGTACTCACGACATCTTCGTAAAGAAATGTCATGAAATGGGTCTTGCATGCTACGGTGGAATTGACTGGGGATGGTCTTCACCAAATACAGTAGTTTATTTCTTTGTTGATAAGCAAGAGAACATTTATGTGGTTCGTTGCGAGGGCATGACTTTCGTGAGTCAACCAACATGGATCCACATGATTAAAACTAAATGGCACAATATGTATCGATGCCAACTATATGTTCCTGACGCAGCTGACCAAGGTGCTATCGATGAGATGAAGCGTACTGGACTTCCAGTAGCTAATAACATCGATAAAGGCGCAATTAATACTGGAATTCAAGTGATTAAAAAATATCTTAAAGTTCCAGGTCAAGCTGATACTAAGATCTTTTTTGCAAAAGAAACGACAAGTCATATAGTTCAAGAGATGCAGTTATATCACTTTAAAACTGATGCGGCTGGTATAGTAACTGATGACCCAGAAGGTGAATATGACCACTGGATTGACGCATTGAGATATCCAATGACACTACTTTTTAGTAAGGCTCAAATTGTGCTGGGTGGTGGCTTAAATTTTGATACAGCTAACGGATTACAGGACAGAAACGGTAATTACACTAGGTTACCAAATCCATTGGAGTTTGCTCAGAGTAGCGGCCTTCGATTTAATGAAAATGAGCAAGATAGCTCTAAGTTAGGTAAGATTGGTCGTCCAAGTGAACTAGATGATGAGACAGTAGACGATATCCAAGGCGGTGGATCGTTTATTTGGACCATCTAAGTAAATGGTATAATTAAGTATTAAAGTAAGGAAACATTAAATGGCTTGGTACGATCAGTGGCTCAAAAATAGAATTAAGAGCGATATCGAGGACTTAATGAAGTCTGATGATCCTACATCTGCTGGTGAAACAGTAGGTCTAGGTGATACTTTGCCTCAAAAGCCAGAAACGCATCACGATGCTTCTGAGCAAATCGGTCGCAGATCAATAGTAGATGATCCTTATTTTGACTTTACATCTCAACAAGTTGTCTTTAAAAATAAAGTATCTCGTCTTACGAATAAGACTTTAAAAGAAGTATCTCTTCGTGACTGGATCGTGAACACCATTATTCAATGTCGTGTTGACACTTTAGTTCGCTTCTCTCGTCCAAATCATAAAAAATTTGAAATGGGTTTTCGCTTTGTTAAGATCAATGACAAAGAAGAATACACAACAGAAGATAATGAAAATATTGCTAAACTAGAAAACTTTATATATAACTGCGGTCGTATAGAAAATACACCTCAAGATGATCGCATGCTGTTTGGTGAGTTTTTAAAACTTATCGGTCGTGATGCTCTCACTTATGGCCATGTTGCAATTGAAAAAGTAAAAACCCGTTCTGGTGGCTTACATCGTTTTCGTCCACTTCCAGGTGAATCAGTTTATCGAATCAATAAGAAGATGAGCAAACAGTTTCTTGAGCGCGAACTTGAAACGCAGATGAAGATGTATATCCAAAACATGGGTGACAATGATCCACGTAAAGAACAAGTAATCAATCCTGTAGATGTTGACTACTATAAATATGTTCAAGTTTCTTACGACAATCGTCCAATGATGATCTTCGGTGACGAAGACATGATCTTTAAGTTATTTAATCCACAAAACTTTGCTGACAGTAATGGCTACTGCATGTCTCCTCTGGAGCTCTGCATCATCAACATTACTAATCATATGAACGTTGAATCATATAATGCTAACTTCTTTACGCATGGTTATGCTGCCCGTGGTATCCTTCACTTAAAGGGTAACCTTACTCAGCCTCAACTCGCAAACTTCCGTCGTCAGTTCTACAATACAATCTCTGGAACACAGAACGCTTGGAAAACACCAATTATTGGCGGTCTAGATGACGTTCAATGGGTTCCAATGTCTGCGAATGCTCGTGAGATGGAATACATTAACTTCAACAATCATCTGTTGCGCATTATCTGTTCTCAGTTCCAGATTGATCCAGTTGAATTAGGATTAGATTATCTAGTAAGTGCAAACGGTAAAGCACCGATGCAGCAAGCTAACAATGAATACAAGATCGCTTACTCTCGTGAACGTGGATTGTATCCACTGTTGACCACCATCGAAGATATGATCAATTCAGACCTGCTTCCTGCTATTGATAAAAAACTAAGTACTCAGTATAAGTTTGTTTTTACAGGTTATACAGATGAAACTGCACAGTCTGAGATTGCTCAAATGCAAGCTGAGATGAGTGTTTTTAAGAGTATGAACGATTTATTGATTCAGGCTCAAAAAGAAAAGATCGATCATCCGATAGCTAATCTTCCTCTTAATGCCGCTTTCTGGACTCTTGTTGATAAGATGATGACAAAAGGCGAACAACGTGAATTCTTTATGAAAGATAAGGGTGCTACTACTCGTAAAGAGCTACAATATCTTCCAGGGGATCCAGCATTCTTAAGTTGGCAACAAACTATTCTGGCTATTGAGGGTTCTAAACAGGCTCAAGAACAGCAACAGGCACAAGCTCAAGCTCAACAAGCTCAGGCAGATCAAGAAGCTAAAGATAAAGCTCAAAGTAGTCGTCATGCTGAAGCAAAACATCAGCGCGAAGAAGAAAAGCATAAGATAGAAATGGAGCAAATGAAAGCTAATGCTGCCGGAAATGCTGTTCGTCAGGCTTCTATTCAGGATACTGCTAAAGAATTTGGCGCAACCAAAGCAACTAACATTGGTGGTCAAGTCCTAGCTAATCCATTGAATAAACTAGACGAATAATAGACTTTGGTTTATATCTTCTTTGTATAATGCCCCTCAACACCGAGGGGTTTTTTAATGTCATTAATTATTCTCGAAGGTTTAGATCGTACTGGTAAAAGCAGTCTTGCAGAGATTTACAAAGAGCAAGGCTACGAAATCATCCATATGTCTGCTCCTGATAAAAAATATAAATCACCAGGATATGCTGGTCCATCATACTTAGACGATATGATCGATATCATCACAAGTGCAGCAAATCGCGACATAGTGCTCGATCGTTCCTACTTTGGTGAACTTATCTGGCCTCATGTTTATGGTCGTGAACCAGTATTAACTGAGGACGATATTGAAATTTTAATGGAAATCGAAGAAACGGTCTCCACAAAACGTATCCTTATGCATGATCCAAATGTTGAAGCTCATTGGCAGCGCTGCGTTGACAATAAAGAACCATTAACGCGCGGACAGTTCTTAAAAGCAAGAACATTATATGATCGCATGGCTACTAAATATAAATTTGAAAAGCTCGTTCTTTCCGATGTTGAGGGATATGAAAAACCACAAGAGAAGCCACAATCGGCGATAGCACAAACCCCAGTTGCTTCACAATCGGAAGTGACTGCATTTGGTACAGGTAAAACTGGTGAAGTTGTCACGGTAACTAACCAACATCCAGAAGTTAAATCAAAAGAACAGATCAAGTTAGAGAAAGCAAATGCAATTAACGAGATTCTTTCTAAACGCATCGTTAAGAGTAAAGGTCAAGTGTTTGACGACATTGAAACAGAAATACGTCTATTCTTGAATACAAAACTAGGTACAATCCTGGGGAATGAAGATCCAGAGTCTTTATCAAAAGAAGAAGTTTTCTACGTTAGAGCATTAGTTAAAAGATTGAAGGAAAAGGAGACAGTTAAATGACTACAGGTAATAATACATTGTTTCGTCCACCACAAACACCAAACACAAAAGATAAGTTTAAACAAGTTCAAGTAGAACTTCAAAACCTATCTATGGCAAGTCGTGTTAGCCAAATGATGGTTCAGCGCCTTCTTCAAAATGATCAAGGTATCTCTGCAGATATCTCAAAATTGTTCCAATTGGTTACAGAGTTGCAATATAAGGTTCTTGGATTACAAGAATATCTTGGTGTAGATGCCGTTAAATTGGGTGAATTGACTAACAATCTTCGCCTTCGTGATTTTAATGATGCCTCTGACAAAGAAGATTTGCAAGGCCACTTTACAGCTATTGATACTGTAGAAGATGACAGCACTGTTATTCTTACTTCTCATACTGCAGTTGAAGAACAAAGCATCTTCCGTTCTCGTATTAAGTTGGCAGATACAGGGTCGCCAGAATTGATTCAGGCTCTCATTGGTAAACCAGTAGGAACAAAGGTTACAGTAAACCTTAACGGCGCCCCTCATGAAGTGGAACTTCTTGCAGTTCGTCGTCCAGTACGTGAAGAAAAGTCTGCAGAAGCAACTTCACAAGAACAGCAATGAAATGTCAGACAAACCGACTCTATATCTGGTGAAAGCGCCAGCTCTTCCGATGGACCCACGCTGTCCACGGAAGTTGAAAAATTCCCCATCAACTTTTTGTCCGCTTGCGGTTCTACGTTTAAAAGCAATCCGCAATGCAGGTAAAGAGTTGACTGAAGAAGAGGAATCGAAGTTAGTTGGTTGTCCTTATGCTATTAATCATCAGCTTTCAAATTATTGCTTCTTCCAATATATGGAGCAGTATGGAGAAAGTGTCTCAATACCGGAATCTGAAGTTGCGGCCATGATGGGTGTATCAGTTGATACAGTAAAGAAAATTGAGAAAGTAGCCCTGCAAAAAGTTAGAGATAGCGAAGATTTTCGTAGAATAAAGGATGACCTTGATGAAGGCGAATCTGTAATCGATGAAAAACTCAGTGACGAGGACTTAAGTATATACGTATGAATATAGAAACTATCCAAAAGACAATTGATGAAGAAATTCAACCAGCATTAGACTTACATAACGGTTCTTGTAAAGCAGTGTCATACAGCGACGGATTACTAGTTGTGTCACTCTTTGGTGGCTGTGTAGGTTGTCCTTCCAGTCGTTTAACCTTATTTGATGGAATTCTTCCCATCCTTCAGCAGAAGTACCCTGAGATCAAAGATATAGAACTTCAATAAGTTAATTGCCAGTCGTAGTATAATTGACTGGTATGAAGAAAAGAAAACCACTAGAAATTGACATGATTGCCGGCTCTCAACTGATGGACACTCAAGGCGAGATGTTGTCAGTAGAAGGTGCCGACATTTCTTATTTGCAACAAGGCCTTGGTTTTCTTAATGATAACCACGGTAAAGGCTTCTTCAACAACATCGGTCGTGTGACCTATGCTAAAAAGATCTTTAAAGCTGAAGATTGCGAAGATGAGCGTCAAGAAAAATATTGGGAAGAAGTTCGTGCACCGTACATTTATGTCCGCGGTATTCTCTACGACACCGATGATCACCCAAATGCTAAAGCAGCTGCGGCAATCTTAAGAAATATCCACAAATCCAATATTCCTCTAAAGATCAAAGCTTCCGTTGAAGGTGGCGTTGTATCTCGTGGAATTGCAGATCCCTCTCTATTAGCTAGAACAAAGATTAAAGGTGTGGCCCTTACTTTTGTCCCCGCTAACAACGCAACCCTTGTTGAGCCTCTCAATTTAGAGAAAAGTTTAAATACTTGGGAAACTGATCTTCAATTAATTAAATCAGTTCAGCATCTTGCAGAAACAAATGTACCATCATTTAGGCATATTGTTCGCGATGCTAGTGCATCTAAAATATTAGAAAATATTGAAAAAATTCAAGAGCTTAGAAGTCAATTAGGTCTCACTTCAATTGATCTAGAGATCGATAAAGCAGGACTCATTAAATCTGCGATTGAAGAAAAAGTTATCAACAATATAAATAAGATCAGTCAAATTATTTCGGAACTTAACAAAGGCCAAAAGGGCAACTGGGAACATGAAGGTTATAAATTAAGCCATGTTATGGAGGCGCCTAACAAGCGAATCCCAGAAAGAAGTAGTTTTAAAGTTCAAGCTCACGATGCTAAAGGTAATCTAGCTGGCGAATATCACTTCAGCCACAATCCTCACATTTCTGAGCATTTATCCCCAGATGATTCGGTTACCCAACCTGAACATCGTCGTAAAGGGTTGGCTACTGCAGCATATAAGTATGCAGAAAATTTATCTGGCAAAAAAATCAAGAATGAAGATGGTTATCAATCTGCAGATGCTAAAGCATTATGGAATAGCAAAGCTTTTGCTAAGGCTGAAGATGAAGAATTTGAAAAGGCATTCGACCAAGGCTGGGATGCTGAATTAGAAAAAGGTTGGAAAAGCAAATTAATTGGCGCTGCTGCGATTGGAGCAGGTTCAATGTTGGCTCAACCTGCAAAAGCAGAAATGGTTGAACAGCATTTAGGTGATAAGATAATAAATGCAAGAGCAAATCAGTTAGGTGTTAAATCATTAGATGGAATGCATATAAAGCATTTCAAAGATGATGTTAATGGAAACAATAGAATAGAGTTCCACAGCTCAGACAATGTTAATCAAGGTATCAACAAACCAATCTTCTCCTTTAAGATGAATAGCAAAGGGGAAGCACTTGGTCCTGGAACCTGGTCTAATGTTGTTACGCCAGAGCAAAAGAAAGCATTAACGCCGCATTTTGGTGATTTTATTGATGTTTCTAGTCATGTAATTAAGTATCCAAACTTTAAAACAACACTTGAAAAAAACATAAAAAATAAAGCTGCCGCTTTAGTAGGTAGTGCAGCTATGTTAGCTGGTATTGGAGCAGGTATTAAATCTGCAACAGATAAAGAAGAATACACAAAGGCAGCAGTCCATGAACACCTAAAAGATATGGGTGTGGAATTTGACAAAGACAACAAACCTCTCCCTAAAAAGGGACAAGACCTAAGAGCTCTTCAAATAGAAGCAGGATATAAAGCCACAAATGGTTATCCTCGCTTAAATAAGGCATTAACTGCTGGTTACGGCGGAGCTGGCACGCCAACTTCAATGACTGGTGGATCAGTAATGCAATCAGAAGCCTTGGATGATGGTCGTGGTTTTAAATATATTACATGCGATGATTGTGGTCACGAACAAATTCATCATAAGTATCAAGTCAAATGTAGGAACGATAAGTGTAGAAAAATCTTTAGCTTAGAAAAGATATCGAAGTTTTTCATTTAATTTTATTGCTTTTTTTAAGATTTTCTTCTTCAGTGATAATTTGCAAATTCCATGGAACATGAAGCCCACAACTGTTTTCACCATTTAAAGGCATAATGTGGTCAACAACATGTTTGATTCCAGTTTCTTTTGTTATTTTTTTTGCATCGTTGTAAAATTTATTTATTTGAGATTTAATTTCTGGTGTTCTAAAACACTTTGGTGTTCTTTGATTGTATAGGGCATTATGTCTTTCTATAACTTTTATAGCATGTATCATGTTTTGCTGCTGACTACACCATTCTAAGTTTTCTAATCTACAATCATCTCTTTTTCCATTCTTATGATTAACTACCTTATAATTATTTGGATTGTCTATAAAATGCTGCGCCATTAATCTATGAAGATAGCAAGATTTTGTTTTTTTATTTTTAACTAAACCTATTACTAAATATCTTAATTGCTTGTTTTTGGAGGGTTTCAATAGTCTAAAAATGTCAATAATATTTCGTATTCTTCCACAGTTTGAAATTTGATATATGCCTCGATAACCATCAATGTCTTTCCATTGTTCATTTGGTAAATCTATCCAATTTTTAATACTGTTATTTATAAGTTGTTGTTTTTTATATAGTCTATCTTTATTTTTTTTAACTGCTAATGCGGGCTTCATGCAGCTTTTACACCATCCACTTAATTTATCTGGTCTTGAATTATTAGTGTGAAACATATTTAACTCTAAAAAAACCTGACAATGGCCACATTTCTTCATATTGTTCCTTTTAGTTAACTATTATAGTTGATTATACTATATTTTAGGTTAAACACTGTGGTATATTGAGGGTTATTGAGTTTTGTTTATAATTTAGTTAACTCAAAAGGAGAGTTTAGTTATGGCTAACAAGAAAGCAGTTTTAGATAAAATCGCACGTAATCTTCAAATGCTCGGAGAAGACGTTCGTCGTGGTGCAGCTAACCAAGTAATCGTAGAAAATGGTTCTTCGGACATTACAATCGGTTATGCTGATGCACAATTCAGCCCTTCGATGATGGGTGGAGTTGATGGTTCCGCTTCGCCGTTCTTAGGAATCGGCATTGGAAATCCTGGCAAAATCACTATGCAAGTTGCTGCTGCTGATGCATTAGCTGATGTTCTTGCTACTGCTAAAGCAATTCGTTCGTTTGCAGTTTGCTGTGCATTCGCAAACAACATTCAATTGCTTGACGCTTCGACTGGTGCAGTTGTTCTTCAAGAAGTTCGTGGACATGTTGATTTAGTAGGCATGGGCGAGTAATTAAGATAAACCACACTAAGGAGATAGCTTATGAATAACGAAATGATTAAAAGCTTAAATTCTCTTATTGATGAAACTTTAACTGAATTAGAAGAGTTAAAGAAGTCTCGCTTCTCTGCAGCTGAAATTGACCTCGCTGGTCCTGGATCTGATGGCATCGCTGGAAAGCCTGCTAACGGTTCACTCGGTAAAGAAGAAGATAAAAAAGACGAAGATAAGAAAAAAGAAGACGAAGAAGAAGCTAAGAAGTCAGACGGAATCAATGATTGCGCTAAAGCTGAAGACGAAGAGTCCGAAGAAGAAAAGAAGCGCAAAAAAGAAGAAATGGAAAAGGCTGACAAAGAGAAAGCTGAAAAAGAAGAAAAAGAAAAAGAAGACAAGGAAGAAATCAAGATGTTGAAGAAGTCTATCCAAGACAATGCTTCCTTGATGAAGAGCCTTGTTGATGAGCGTATGAAGCCTCTCGAAGCAAAATTGGGAACAATCATGGATCTTGTTAGCAAGATTGCTGATCAACCTGTTGCTGCTCGCGGTTTTACAGCTCGCGGCGCTGTCCCACTCTTAAAATCGAATGAAGAATCGTATGAACCACTCAGCAAAGCACAAGTAGCTAATAAGCTGTTTGAACTTAAAAAGTCTGGTACACCGGTTGATTCAGCAGATATCGCTAGAGCTGAAATGGGTCAGGATCTAGAGTCAATTTCTAAAAAATACAAGATTTCGTAATCAAAGGAGAAACACGAAATGAACGACGCAATTAATCAAGTTTTACAACAAGGGTTAGATTCAGGCTTGGTGTCTCCAACTGATATCGAAGCTCTTAACAAAGCCATCACTGCTGGTTACGGCGGAGCTGGTAAACCTACAGACCTCACTTATGGTGGAGTTCTTCAAGCTGAGTCGCTTGAATCGACTTTAAAGTCTGTAACTTTCGATATGAAGAATTTAAAGTTCTGGCCTGCTGTTTCAGTAGATAAAGCTTTCAATCTTTTCGAACAATATAACCGCTTAATCAGCTACGGTTCTGATTCGGCTCCTTACATCGGTGAAGGCGGAGCTCCTCAAGAGGAAGATTCGACTTACGTTCGTGACGGTCAAAAGATCGTGTTCTTCGGTACACGTCGTAAAGTTTCGCACCAAATGACTTTGGTTCGTACAACTGTTGGCGATATCGTTGCTCAACAAGCGAAAGAGGGCACAATGCACCTCTTGAAGAACGTTGAACGTGAAATGTACTGGGCACATGCTCACTACATGAACCAAACAACTGGTGCTATCACTGGTTCGGACGCTGATATTCCTACAAACAGCATCGCAATGAACGGTCTCTTGAAACAACTCTTGAAAGGTGACGCAGACGTTCTTCAACGTTCTGGTGACTTTGAAGGATACGGATCGGCTCAATCGATCGCTCAAGATCTTGCTGGTCAAGTTATGACTCAAGACGACGTTGAAAAATTGGCAGTTATTGCATTGGAAAACTTCGGTGCTCCTAGCGAACTCCACATGGAACCTGCTGCTATCTCGGCTTTCGTTAAACAATTCTATCCACAGTTCCGCTCGGCTCCTGGCCTTTCGAACCAAACTGTTGGTTATGACGTTTCGAAGATCCAAACAACTGCTGGTGCAATCGACCTTAAACCTAACCTCTTCTTGCGTCCTCGCTCTGGCGTTCGCGCAGCTGCTGTTAACACATTGGCTCCTGCTGCAACTTTCACAGCTGTTGGCGCTGCTGCTGGTACTGGTAGTAAATTAGCTGCTGGTGTATACCAAGTTAAAGTTACTGCTGTTAACGATGCGGGCGAAAGCGCTCCTATCGCTAGCACAACTGGTTCGTTGACTGCTGGTCAAAATATCGACATCACAATCGGTTCAGTTCCTGCTGGAGTTAAAACTTGGAAGGTTTACCTTTCTGCTCCTGGTGGTGCTGCTGGTACTGAGAAGTTCGTTGGTAACTTTGCAAACACTGGCGCTGGTGTATACCGCGTTCGTGGTGACAAAATGGCTGGCCTCGGTGAAGCGTTCTTGTTGGATATGTCTGCTGAATGCATGAAGTTCAAACAATTGGCTCCTTTGTCCAAGATCAACTTGGCAATCGTAACCACTGCACTTGAATTCGCGATCGTGTTGTACGGAGCATTATTTGTATACACTCCGAGATTCAATTGCTTGTTCTTGAACGTAGGTAAGTAATATAATTGATCTTTTTGATTAATTTGGGCCGAGCTTTTGCTCGGCTTTTTTATTTTATGTACAAAAAGTAACCCATATAGAAATAAATCTCCCTATTTGGTATAATAAATTTATATTAGTGTGGAGGTTATATGTTTAATAAAGAAAAAACAAAAGCAGTATTTGGTTATGATATTGATGTTACTTCAGAACGAAAATCAGAATCAGAACGAACATTAGCTCCAGGTATCAAAAGAAGCGATCTTAAAGTTGTAGATACTTGTCCTAGTTGCGGTATAGAACGCTACATTAATTACAAACAATCTATCAAAAATAAACCATGCCCCAAATGCCACCACAATTCTCCTGAAATGTTAAAAATAAAACAAAACCAAAATAAGATCAAATCAGAAAAAACTCGTCAAAAAATGAAAGACAATCATTGGTCTAAAAAGGGTTATGAATCACCTTTTAAAGGCAAGCAACACGCTTCAAAAGTAAAAACTTTACTGAAGAAAAAAGGACAGGATCAATATAAAGATATGTCTGAAGATGAATTTATGACTCATAAAATTAAAAGTTCATTGCAGAACGGTAGAACTATCGAAACCTTTAATGGGTTTACAACTCCGGAAAACACCCGTATTCGTCAATCTCTAGAGGGCAAAGCTTGGACCTACGATGTTTTATCTAAAGCTAACTTCACGTGTGACTGCTGCAAGGCACGAGGTGGCTCTCTCCATGCCCACCACAAGAACGCGTTCAATGCCTTTCCAGAACAGCGCTTTGATGTTGCAAATGGTGTTTGTCTATGCTCAGATTGTCACGAAGAATTTCATAGTAAATATGGTCGAGGTAACAATACGGCTGATCAATACGACCTATTTAAAAGCCAAAAAAGTACATAAATTATTACAATCCGTACAATCTCTAAGATGGAAATCTTTAACAGGAGACAAGTATATGGTGGCACGATATATCTGCTTGGAAGGTACTGAAGGTGTTGGCAAGACAACGCAAACTCAGAAACTAGTGGATCATCTTCGTTCTAAAGGTTTTAAAGTTCTTCAAACTAAAGAGCCGGGTACTGCTCATGCTCCATTAACAATGGTTCTTCGTGGCATCATGTTAGATAAGCAATACGATGAACAGCTAACAGCTCCAGCACGCGAATTAATTAGTCAGGCCATTCGTTCTATTCATTTAGAAAAAGTCATTTCTTCAGCATTAGATGAATACGATTTCATTGTCCAAGACAGAGGCATCCTTTCAGGATTGGCGTATGGAGAAGCATGCGGAAATGATCCTGAAGATCTACATGGTTTATTGGGTTACATTACAGAAAAAACAGAGATGCCAGGTTACACACATTTATATGACGATGTTATCTATTTAAGGGGTAATGTTTCTAAAGGGTTAGAAGCTGCAAAAAATGCAAAACAAGAATTTGCAGCTGGTGATGCTATAGAAGCTAAAGGTGTTTCTTTTATGGAAAATGTTAATAAACTAATGATGAAACATTCTGATTACCTCAATGGTGTAAAATATATAGATGTAGATAATAAAAGTATTGAACAAGTATTCAATGAGATTCTTTCATCTTTAGATATGGTGACTAAATGACACGTAACAAAAGCAAACAGAAGAGTAAAAAGGCTAATAAAAAGGTAAAAGCAGCAAAGGCTGCAGCACCAGTTAAGCCCAACCTTCCTGGACCAAAAGTTTTGGTTTATGATATCGAAACTGCACCTATCTTAGGGTACGTATGGGGATTGTGGGAAAACAATGTTGCTCTCAATCAGATTAATTCAGATTGGCATATATTAAGTTGGAGCGCTAAATGGCTCGATGCTCCTGCGGATCAGATCATGTACATGGATCAACGTGGTAAAAAGAATATAGAAGACGATACAGACTTATTGAAAGGTATCTGGGATCTATTAGATCAAGCAGATATCGTGATTACGCAAAATGGTAAAGCATTTGACCAGAAGAAATTAAATGCGCGTTTTATCTTGAATGGTATGCAACCTCCAAGCAGCTACAAACATATTGATACAAAAATTATCGCATCTAAACACTTTGCTTTCACTTCTAATAAACTTGAGTATATGACCGATAAGTTGTGTACTAAATATAAGAAGCTAAAACACGCTAAATTCTCAGGTTTTGAGATGTGGAAAGAGTGCCTAAACGATAATATCGAAGCATGGAAAGAGATGGAGCTTTATAACAAGCATGACGTACTTGCATTAGAAGAACTCTATCACAAACTCATTCCTTGGGAAACAAGCATCAACTTCAATGTATATCACGACAGTGAAGAACATGTTTGTAAATGTGGCAGTACAGAATTCCATAAGAATGGCTTTTATTACACATCTGTTGGTAAGTATCAAAAACATAAGTGTAAACATTGTGGATCTGAAACACGTGATCGTGAAAACCTCTTCACTAAAGAGAAAAAGAAATCTCTTCAGATGGGAACAAGTCGTACATAAGGTGTAACATGGCTAAGAAGAAAAAGACAGAAGAGCCTGCTTTATCAGAAGTTGAAGTGTTGAGAAATCAGGTTGAGTTTTATAAGAAGAAGGCCGAAATTGCTGCATATGCTGCAGCAAACAAGATTTCTTTATTGCAAGCTGAAATTGAGTTAAAGAACCAAGAAGAACTTAAAGATGCAATGAAGAATGCTTTTCAAACTGAATATGTAAAAGTAAAAGTTGAGAAAAAGAAGGGCACATGAAATTTAAAGAGCTAGAATTTAAATATGCTGCCGACGACATTTCTATGCAAGACTTTATTGCTCTTGTAGAGAAGATGAAGATCGATAAGCGTTTAATGGTCAGCTCTTATGATGACTATTTTACTGATAAGACTAACAATTTTATCCGTTATCGCTACAACGGTAATGCTGGAGAACTTACTATCAAACGTAAGACTACAGAAGCTAACAATAATAATCGCATAGAAGTTAATCTTCCAACCACAGGAGACAACTTTCCTACGGTTGAAGCGTTCGTAGGTTTGTTAGGGTATGAATACAATTTTAGTATCTATAAAACTTGTAAGATCTATTGGTCAGACAACGTAGTTCTCGTGTATTACATCGTATATGACAAGGAAATGAATGAAAGTCGTCGCTTTATTGAGATTGAGGCAGACGAAGATCATAATTGGGCTTCTGAAGAAGAAGCTCACAATAAAATCGTTCAATATGAGAAAATGCTTGAGCCACTTGGTATAACCCCAAGAAATCGCATGAAAAAATCCCTTTTTGAGCTTTTCTTAAAAGAAAGTTCCCCGAAAAGTTAATCTCGGTTTAACTAACCTTTATTAGTATAATGTTTATATGAAAAATTGTACTAAATGTAACATGGTTAAATCTTTTGATAATTTTGGTAAGAATAAATCTTATCAAGATGGTTTGCAATATTGGTGTAAATTATGTCATGCTAATTATAAAAAACATTACTATAATGACAATTTGCAAAAAAGTCAAATACAAAGATTACAATGGAAAAAAAACAATAAAGAAAAAGTTGATGTTTACAGAAGGAAATATTTGTCTGAAAGATATCAAAAAGATTCAATATTTAGAATTTTAAAAAATCAAAGAAATAGAGTAAAAGAAATATTAACAAACAAACCATGTTCTCTTTCTAAGAGTATCGGTTGTTCATCGTTGGCTTTAAAAGCTCACTTAGAATCCCTTTTTCAGCCAGGAATGACTTGGGATAATTATGGACTCTATGGTTGGCATGTTGATCATATTATCCCATTGAGTCACTTTGATTTAACTAATGCAGAAGAATTTAAAATAGCTTGTCACTATACCAACTTACAGCCTTTGTGGGCTAAAGATAACATAGAAAAATCTAATAAAATTTTAACAGGAGATATTAATGCAAGCAGCTAATATTGCATCTCGCACTATGCGAACATCAGAGTCTGGTCTTGTTTATGAAGAAAAATTAACAAACGCTCAAGGCTCGATCGAAGTAAAACCACATGCCACATTTCGCGTTCGCGCCACTGGTGCAACGACAGTAACGATTGATGGTGTTCTTGCTATGACAATGTCTTCTGGTGAGATCTGTATCTTTAATGCAGGTGACGGAAGTCCCGATGACAATAAACCAACCGTAACGATTGCAATTGGTGTAGCAAACGCTTTTGTTCAAGTTGCTCGCGATACAGACCGCGAAAAGACATTAACTCCTTAATAGAGGTTACCCATGGACTTGAGTAACTTCAAAGAGCTGTTGATTAAGAAAGCTGAAGGTAACGAAAACCTTCAGACACTTATTCAATTGATCGACAAAGGTTATCTAGCCGAAAAAATTATAGAGTCACTGGAAAAAGCTGCTCACAAAGGTGATAAAGCCAACAGTGCCATTACTTCGTTTGCAGGATCTGCAACTACTCCAGACATTAATATGTTGCATGATGCTATCAGTCATCACCTTTCAAAATTTGCTGCAGCAAATAAAGCACGTCCAGCCCAATCGACACCCGTTACAAAAAAAATCAGCATGACTGATCATTCAGTTAATCCAAATGGTAAAACTACAAAAGAATATCAAACACAACACGTAGACATTGATCCTGTAGCACATCAGCACTTAGAACGCGCGATGCATCTTGCAGATTTAGCTGCTAAAGCATCTAAACACTCTATGGGTAAGATCAATTTTGATCATGTTCCAACTCAAGCTTGGGAAATGAACGAAACTAGCAATCATCAACGTGTTAATGAAAATGGTCAGAAAAAGTACGCTGATGACCAACAAGGCTTAAAGCGTCGTCTTACTGGTAATAAGCCAGGAGATAAAGATACTCGTTTTGCTAACTACGGCTATTTATTTCAAAACCCTCATGAGGGTTACGCAACAAAAGGTAAATTACGTGGTCACGTCGGTCAATATCCATTTGAAGAAATGAAGATCAACGATAAGCACGTTCACATTGATCCTAATGTTGAAGTTCCAACTGAGTTCGAACCACATGAATTCGATAAGCATCCGATGTTTCAAGCTGAAGGAAAAACTCCAGCATGGGAACGTTCTGAATCAAATCGTTCAGATGCTGATCGTGAAGCTTATGCAAAAAAGATGAGCGACTGGCACGATAGCCCTGAATTCAACAAATGGCTAGATCGTCACGAACAAGAAGAAGAAAAAGATCCAGAAGCATATGCGAAGAGAGGTTCTGAACGTTCTGAGCCAATTCTTGCTGGAGTTAAACGTGGTGAAATTCAAAAAGATGCTCCAGCTCAAGAAGAGCAAGCACCTGTTGAACAGAAAGCGTCATCAAAAACTGAAGTCCGCAAACCTAAAGCTGCAGCAAACGAATCACAAGACGCTGCGCTGAAAGATTATTTTTCTAAGAACCCAGAAGCTGCTGCAAATATGTCACCATCGCTTCGTGCAAAGTTAGGAATATAAGATGCCAGCATTTATAAAAACCCCTAAAGATGAAAAACGTTGGGCAGATGCTAAGAAAGCGGCAGGCAAAACTCTATCTGAAAGCGATGGAGATAGCTTCTGGAAACTAACTAACAGTATATATCAAAAAATGAATAAAGCAGAAGCAGTAGAAAACATTCAAAACTTGTTGTCGAAAGCTAAAAATCGCTTAACAGAATTCAATCCAGATGAAGAAGATCCATATGCTGATGTAGATAATGCGGATGCTGAAAAATGGATCGCAGAGCATTCTCCAAAGCAAGATAAGCAACAAAGCATTTTGGATAATAAATCTGAGCAAAAGGAAATGGATCCGGAGCGTTTAAAAGCTCTTAAGAATGTTGCTCAACACTGGCTCAGTCATGCTGATCAGGTTAGAAAACAAACTGCAGATGCTAAATTGAATCCACATCTCTTTGCAGAAGGTCATCGCCAAGCTGCACATAATGCAGCTCACGAAGATTACAACTCTGCTTATGGTAAATTCATTAACTCTGACGAATATAAGGCACTTCCATCTTCTGCTAAGAAGATGAGAGCTGAGATTGACTTTAAGAAGAAATGGCAAGAGCAAAACCCAGATTTTCATGCTAATGCAGCAAGAGCAGTTGGTGAAGCTCATAAGGTCCATGAACAAGCTAAAAACGTTCACGACAAAGAGATGAACAATCGCAAAGCTCATATCCTCAGCGGTGGCCGCGGTGCTTCCCCTGATGAAGTGTTTTCAAATGCTGTTGGTGCTC